TATCCTTGTAGGTAAGCTCGTCATATAGCCCCATATCCGGGAAACATTCATTTGCTGCTACTAGTCCGTCTGAGGTGAGATAAATAAACCGCAGGCCGTTGTCCATCATGTGAACTGTCTGCGGTGAAAGTCCCACGCCTGCCGTTTTGGTGTATTCAAAAGTCAGTCTCATAGCTTAACTCCCTTCACCCCTCGAGAGCACCAGCGAGCAGGTAAAGCGGAGCAGATTATTTGAGGTTTTGAAGGGTAGCTCCAGCTGGTAGCTTGCTTCAATGGCGGCACCGCTTGCAGGAGGGGTGGTGAACTTCAATCCCGGCACGGTTTTACCAAGGAAGAAGGTTGTGCCGAAAGCCTGCTCGTCGCGGGTGTTGGTTCCTGTTGTCAAACCGTATGACCAGTTATATGACGGAATAAATACACGCCAGTATCGTGCTGAAGTTAGGGTAAAGCTCCATGCTTGGCTTGTTCTCACCATGTCCGGAACATCAGTCCATGTTGTATTATCCGTACTATACTGTATTTTCAGATTATCAATTTGCGTGGAGGGAACAGTATTGATTTCAATCTTCATCCGGTTGCATTCTTTCGCAGAACCGAAGTCGAACAAGATGGGATTCGCTTCGTTTACCGTACATGAAGCGGGATACTGGTTCGCTTCATAACAATCCCACCAGGCAATCGGGTCTCGGTAATTCGAGCCGCTTTTCGTGGCGGTTTTGAGGTTGCCGAAGCTGACGTTATCCATCCGGCAGGTAAGCCCTGCGGTATGGTAGTTTTCCCGCATATCGCAAAAGTTGTTCTCGTAGTCAATCTCATAATCAACTCCCTTGGTCAGAGCAACATTGTCAACATAGATAGTCTCTGAATTCGGTATAATAAACGGTGCTTTAATACTGAAGTCTTTCGTGGTGCCGTCGCCCGTGCCTATCGCGATTTTTGTAACCTGAACCGGCGGAAACATCGTGTGGTTCGGCAGGGATATAGCACCGATGCTGTTGATGCCGATGGTTCTGACAGTATGGTTTAGCCGTTCCGTATCAAGCCAAGTAATAACCGGATAATCAATCCGCCACGTGGTCGCATTTCGCGTACAGGCGTCCATATTCGTTGATTTTGCCCCATGCTTGCAGTTCCACATATCGGTTGAGTTTTGCAGGGTATATCTTGAAAACGAGATGGTGTTGGGGAATGTAGCGACACCAAGCAGCCAGCGAATAACCCCGTTTTCTCCCGGTGGCGGATAGATGCCGTTATCGCCGAAACCTGTGCAGTTGAAGGTTACGTAGAATGTGCCACGGATAATAACCACATCGGTGTCGGTTTTCTGGATGGCTATCTGGTTGCCCTCGCTGTCCTGCAGAAACGCATGGGTGACGAAGTGATAATAAGTATTGTAATATGCGGCCAGAAAGCCTACCTCTGTGATGTCGTTCCCGTTGTACTCATCTGCTTCAATGCGGATTTCCTTCGTAATATATGAGGTCGGATAAGCATACACTGTTTCAATCGTGGTCGGTATCTTTCTGCCGATATAGCTGAACACATCGGTTCGATCGACATCCAGCGTACCGGTTCCTCTGCCTACACCGATTGCCTTCAAAGGGTCAGCATAATAGCTTACTCCGCCGGTCTTGGTGAAATAATGAAACCAACGGTTCAATATGATGTTGTATGCAACGGCCGTCTTCTTCAATTCGTTAGTTTTGGCGTCGCGTACCTCAACATCGAACCGGTTATGAATGACCGCTTTTTGTTTAAATTCCATGACTTTTCCTCCTAAATCGGTAATATGCCTACCGGCGGCAGTGTAACGGTGCTTTCAACATTAACCGTAACGCTCTCGTTAAGGTATGCTCGATGGTCGGTCTTGATATTGATATACATCCCGGCGGCTGGCGTCACCATAGCAGTTTCTCTGTGAATGGTCTGTATCGGCAGTCCGGCAAGGACAAACTCTGTTGCTTCAATCGGCATACGGTGACCGTCTATAACCTGCCACGCTTCATGGCACTTACTAACCGTAATCGTAAACTCAACGCTTTGCCCTAAATCCTGTGTGAGGGTTAACTTCAGCTGATTGCCGTTTTGCCAGACGCAGGATTCCACCGGGCGAACCGGAAAGGTCGTGAAGTAGTTTTCAAAAGCACCGTTTATGCCTCCAACCGGGCGGTTGAAGGTGATAACAATCTCGCGAAGCCCGATTCGCTCATGCTCCGTGACCGCGAGCGCGGGCGTATCCGTATCGTAGCAGGCAAGATACGGTCTGTCGGGTATCGCTGCGCCATGTTCCGAAAAGACAGGGTAATAATACTGAGCGCTATTCATCCATACTTTTGCGTCCTGCGGCCAGCATTCCGCATATTCCGGCGGCATCGCCTGACCTGCATAGGTGCGCTCGGAAAGGACATAGTTCATCACGCCTGCGTTTTCGGCGAGGAAACCAACTCTAAAATCGTTGGTTCGGAAGACACACAGGGTCGTGTTGCCGGTCCCGAGTTCCGTAACCTCGTTCTCAGTTTCCCAGATATACTCACCGTTGCTTTGCTGACACCAGGCACGATAGAACACCTTGCCGTCCCGTAGGTAACCGATAATTAAACCTTGGTCGACGCCCGTGTCGAGTGTCGACTGCCAGCCCCGGCAGACGGAAATCTGCGAAACACCTTCGGCAAGCGGTATCCTTGTGGATACATCACTCCATTTTTGCACATAGAGGTCGTCGCTGCTATCTGTAAAAAAGATGTACGGCACATCCTCAGTCATCAGCTCATAATACCGTTTTCTCGGATTGATGTGCCACTCACCATCAAACTCAATCGCAACGTCTTTTACAGCACCGATACTACAAACATACTCCCATTCCTGCTCGGCAAAAGCGGGCATTCTGCGAGAGTAAATACTGCCCGTGCCGTTATCAACACAAACTGCATAGACAAGACTTGGCTGTGCTTCTCCGGGAAGCTGTCTGATGGCCACATCACCGAAGTTCTCCGGGATATCTTCATGGATCACCTCGGTGATCAGCGTGTTGATACTCGCTTGTTTGGCAATAACCTGTATTTGCGGCAGGTTGTCGGTCGATGTTCCGTAGAACCGTTTTAGGAGCTTCTGCTTTAAGTCAAGAGGAAGGCTTCTCATACCTCCACCTCTTTCGCGAGGGTGACTTCAGCTTTGGAATATTCCCTTGAAATACGGTCAAAATCGGACAGCTTGGTAATCCTGCCGAAATACACTTTGCCGCCCAAAGTGACCTTCAAAAGAGAAAGCTGGTCCTCGGCGGAGAACAAAGCCTGTCTTCCGTCCTCTTTTACATAAACGGTAATATCATACGAAATGGCAGGCTCGCCGAAACGAGAAACCAACTGCCTGCCATCAAGGGTTTTGTGAATGGAGCGGATAACCTCCTGTTTTTCTTTCAGTGAAACGAACGAGGTGATAACAATTCCGTTATCCATGTTTTTCAGTTCCGTCATATCCGCACCTCACCCCTTAACTGATTGATGATAATATCCACCACAGAAGTCATTTCATTCTGGTTGTTGACACCCTCCACCCGAATAACACCTGTGTGATTTACTGTCCTATCGGCATTGTTCTTGCCGTTTATAGTGGCGTTGACATCAAATTCGGTAGGGATTGCTTTTTGCATATCCTTTTCGACGCCGTTCATAGCATTCAAAAAGCCGACGCCGATGCCTTCACCCATATTACCGCCAATTCCGGCGAACACGGTCGACGGAGAGTGGATGCCGAGTAGTCCTTTCACGCCGTCGACAATCCCGCCGAAGAAGTTACCGACCGAATCGGACAGCCATTTGCCCATCGACTTGATACCTTCCCACAAGCCTTTGACGATATCTATACCAATTTGCATGACAGAACCGACTGCGCTGCCAAGCCCGCTGACGATTGCGGCAATAATCTGAGGAAGGGCGGCTATTAACTGAGGAATTGCCTGAATCAGACCCGCCGCAAGCTGCACAATAAGCGTGATACCCATCTCGATGATGGCGGGCAAATTGCTTGTAATGAACTCAATGATGGTCGTTATAATCTGTGGCAGCGCTTCCATTAGCCTTGGTAGTGCGTTCAAAAGCCCCTCCGCCAGACCGGCGATGATGGCAAAAGCCGCTTCGAGGATTTTATCCAGGTTGGCGAGCAAAGTATCTACAATTAGGATGATAGCTTCTATAATTGAGGGAATCAATTCAGGGAGCGCATCCGCGATACCAAGCGCCAGGGTAAGCACCAGTTGTATCGCTGCCTCAATCAGAAGCGGAAGGTTGTCGACAAGTGCACCGACAATCGTCATGACTGCGTCCACAGCAGCAGGAATAAGTTCGGGCAAAAGACTTAGGAGTGTTTCAAGTACCTGGGAGAACAGACTTGTTACTGTTTCAAGCAGTATAGGGAGCAAATCACCGACAGCAGACAGGATTGCACCGATCGCAGTAGGCAACGCAGCTACGATGTTTTCAATCACAGGCACAATATTTTTAACCACTGCCTGAAATGCATCGACAAGGTTTTCCGTCAGATTTTCCATATCCGCGTCGGCATTACCAAGTCCTGCTGTAAACGAGCCGAGTGCAGCTTGAAAAAGCCCGAGAGATCCGCTAATGGTTTCTGTGGATTCACGTGCAAAGTTGCCTGCGTACTGTTCGGTGTTCTCAAAAAACATCTGCATAGCAACTTCAGCCTTTTCAGCGTTGGAAGCTGAAGCCCAGGTAAAGTCCAGACCCTTGGCAAGTGCATATGCTTCGACATTAGTGGCATTCATTGCAACGCCGAGGTTATCCATCATTGTGAAGTTGCCCTTTGCTGCACCTGCCACCGAGTCCAGCGCCATTTGCATATCGATACCCATGACGGAAGCCATATCAGCGGCACGCTGCATAGCTTTTTCAGTCAGCTCAAGGGATTTTTGTTGCTCTATACCTGAACCTTGAAACAACGCACCCATTTTGTTGGCGGTAGCGAGATATTGACTCTGGGACACGCCGAGATTTTTATAGGCTTCCTCGCCGGTCTTTTGTATACGTGCAGCGTATTCGCCAAATACAGCCTCGGAGCCACCGAGGTTCTGTTCCAACTCGCCGAACTGCTGGACGACCTCTTTACCGAGTTTAATAGCTGCAGCACCAGCGGCCACAGCCACTGCGCCCATTGCCGTGCCGACACCTTTGAGAACACCACCCAGCTTTTCAAATTTCCCTCCGGACTTCTCGGCATCATCGCCAGCTTCCCTAAGTTCGTTTCCAAGGTCATCCGCACTGTCTGCCGAATCATCCAACTCCCGCTCCATGCCGTTGAGTTCGGCTTTAGCGTTGTTTAGCTGAATAGCCCAATTTTTAGTGCGGCGGTCATTTTCGCCGAAGCTATCGGAAGAATTTTTGAGAGCGGCTTCAAGGGTGGATATTTTATCTTTCTGAGCGTCAATAGCTTTATTTAGGACTTCGTGACGGGCAGCAACCGCTTGTACGCTTTTGTCGTTTTTGTCGAATTCAGAAGACACCAGCTTCATTTCGGAGCCGAGCACCTTAAATGACTGGTTTATATCACGCAGTGCATTTTTAAATTCCTTCTCGCCCTCTACTCCAATCTTCAAGCCGAAATTATCCGCCATTTTATCACCACCTCCTTAGATGCCATCGGGGATAATCTCGTCTATCCCATAGTCGCGCTTCGGTTTTGCCAAGTTATTGAATTGCTTATATATCTCCCACTGGTCGAGCAGATGCCCGATTGGCATCAGCCATACTTCGGACTCTGCACGTCCGAGAAGGGTCGTTCCATAAAAAATCAGCCGAGCAAACAATTCATCATCGCTTACCCGACCGACACGTTTTTTAAGGAATTTTCCTCACTTTCAACATCACGTTTTGTACCTCTAAGCATCGCTTCCATAATACTGTTTTTGTAATTTGCCAATTCAAGAGGAGAGGTGAGAAGCTCAACAGCATCTTCGGTTAGCAAATCTCTTTTCCCTTTGGGATTTTGCAAATTGTGTATCAACACAGATTGATTAGCGAGTAGTGTAATGAGCCATACAACCTCGTCGAGCGCCATCTCAAAGTTCTCAGATTTCATAAGTTTTTCGCCTAAATTAGAAAGACCGCCATATCTTTTGGCGATCTCTTTAGTGGCCTTGGTGGTGAGGAGCATCTCATACTCTACGCCACCGATTGTAATTCCCGCACTTCGTTCATTATCCATCATTCTTCACCTCCGACAGGGACTGTAAATGTCGGTTCGTAAACCTGCGTGTACCAGCCTGTGATAACAGCTGCTGGAACGCTGGTATCGTCTTCGTTAACCTCTGCTTTCCAAGGATGCTTGCCATTGCCGTCCAGTTTATTGCGACGGTAGACCGTACCCTCGATGGTCGGCGTGGAAAAGGTGATACTGTCGCCCTTTGTCTGCAGGTTGGTCGCAGGGATACCGAATACGACGCGGTAAAGCCAGAAGTAGCGGTATTTTCCGTTAGATTTCTTTGCGCGAAAGCCTATGGCAACGGGAGCGCCGCCGTCCTCACCGCCCGATACCACAACATGGTTGTCGTCAATCTTCGCCCCGGTCAGATCTTCGGCAGCGGTTGTGCCGATGTCGTCAACACCGAGGGACAGTTTTCCGGATTTGAATTCCTTTACAACCTCGGCCGGGCTGTCGTCGGCGTAAAGAGTCGCTTCCACAAGTTCGACTGACAAATCCGCTTTCATTGCTTTGGCAAGTTGGATGGGAGTTTCGTAGGTTTCTGCCCCATCCGTGCCTTCCGTTATTTTTGCGTAATAGAGCTTATCAAGCCCGATTGTTGCCATATTAAAAAACCTCCTTAAAGTTTTGAAATTTGCATATATGCAAATTTGTGGCATGACACACAGTACTGAAAATCATTACAAAGTCAGTGTCATGCCTTTCCTCACAGTTCGTAGTATTTCGCCACATCTATGGCGTAATGGTGATAGCCGGTATCGTCCTCGTGTCCGATATACAGGCGGTCGGTTATAACAAAATCAGCCTGGAGGAGCATCCTCACAAGCTGATTCTTTCTTTGTAAATAGTTGTTTTTACTGAACAGCGAAACCCTGACCTCGTTTATATCCGCAAGCGGCTTATTATCTCCAAAAACAGCAAAGGTGTCGCTTAAGGGCGTCAGCACCAAATATTCATCGGGAGGCACGCCGCTGAAGACACCTGTTTCAACAGGGATATTTGCGGTTTCAGCCAGTACGTTCAATTCAGATAATATACTCATAGCTTATCAATCTCGCTTTCCAGCTTATCGGTCATAGCCTCGATACAAGCGTCTTTTGATTTGCTCTTGGCGGGCTTCAGAAAGGGCTTCGGAGTCTGACCATGCTTGCCATATTCAAGGATGTTCGCAATTTTGGCGTTGCTTCCACCGTCCGAACGCGGCTCTTTGAAGCCTATTTTCACGTTGAAATCACCATCCCTGTCTTGCTTGGCCGGAGATACGCCAAGCGCCGATTCAAGCTCGCCAGTGGAACGGCTTTCAATCTTCGTGTTTTTACCGACCACAGAAGAAAGGTTGCTTTTTACCTTGTCGTATACGACTTCAGCACCGGCTTCAAGAACCTTTGGTATGATCTCATCTGTTTTTTCAGCCAGCCTTGACACCTTTAGGAGGAAATCCTCCGGTATTTTGAAATCGACCTTAGCCATCAGCACTCACCGCCAATACTTCAAGATACATTCCGTGCCCCTTAACATTTTCAACCGAGAAAATATTGTATCGTTTGCCTTCACAGGCAATAACGTGGCGGTTATTCAGTTCGAAGTTCGGTATGGCGCGTAAGCGGAACAAAGCGTTTACATCGCTGCTCTGAGACATATTGCGCCACTTTTCCGTAGAGTTCTTCTGCTCAAAATATGCTCTGACCGAAGCAAGAACTGTGTCCCCATGATTTGCAAAGCCGTCGGCGTCCTTGACTGGTTCAGTTGATATAATGTCAATGAAGGTGTTCATCTTACCAAAACTCATGCTCACACCTTCCAATCCCGGTCGAGCCGTAGAAGCAGATTGACCGTATTCCAAACCTGCTGTCCGGCCTGCACATTATCCGCAAAAAAGCCGCCAGTGCTGCCGTCCCTTGATTCATAGAAGTGGGACGACAGCATGATGACGGCCTGCTCAGTGGTTGGAGGCATAGGATTGTCGGTATAGAAATCTTCAGTCAGATGCTGATAACTTTCGGCGTATTTAACTGCGGCGGTGATGTACAGCTGAAGGAGTTCATCGTCCGCAGAATGCTCAAGAATCAGGTTTGCCTTTACTTTTTCAAGCAGCGTCATACCGCCACCGTCCTTTCATTATTCTTCCGGTTCAGCGATGACCACAGTGAATGGCGCTTCGGGGTAGCCGGAAGCCCAGAGGGTGAAGACCTTCGGCGTATTTATGATTTCATCGCATTTTAGCCACATGACGATATCTCCGGCTGAACCGCCGACAGCAGCAGCTTCAGTAGCGTCAGCGGCTGTAAGTTGAGAGCCGTTGTACTTAACCGCAGTAATGTCTGCAAGTCCTGTGGTAATGAGCATTCCAACCCACTTGTGCGTACCCTGCGCCGGATTAGAGCTTGGAAAAGCAATCAGCTCAGATACAGGCACAGCTACGGTAATAACACCGTCCTCAATGGTGATCGCCGTAACCTTGCTTTGGTTGGCGATTATATCCTCGCCACTGGGTGTGGGGATTTTAGAAACCGATACATTCCATGCATCCGGAGTCATAAGCCCTGCATCTTTCAGCTTGAGCAGCAGTGCGTTGAAATCATCCTTGACTCCAGCTACGGTAGCAGCTGTGCTGGTTGCTTGGTTATTTGCAGAAGGAAGCCCCGTTACCGAGGCTCCCTCCTTAATTTCCAAAGTACCGCCGATGACGGTTTTCTCGCCGCCTTGCTCGGTATAATTCTTTGCGTTATATGACATAGCCGTATCCTCCTCTTAAGCGTGCTGTTTGAGCAGCTTGATACCTTCTGGCAGTACGGTCTTTCCGTCCACGCGCTGGAAAGCGTAGAAACCGGTCTGAAGGTTGGCGATGTGGAGCTCGTCAGCGCGGCGTACCGTTCTGCCGCTGCGGTCTGCTATCCAGTAGTTCTGGAAATCACCAAATGCAACGGTGTATGCACTTGCCGAGACAGTCGGGGCATACTGTGAGACATACACTGGAAATCCAAGCAGACGATCGGGCTGATCCGCCTGCAACGACGGTTGCCACATATACACACCGTTGCCATCTTTCAACTTACGAATACCTGCAAGCGTATTGCTGGCCAGAACAAATGCCGCATTCTTCTTGTAACCATCCTTGAGGGAATAGGTCAGGTCAATGAGTTCATCTGCCTTGATGTCGGTTGCGCTTGCGGTTGTCACGCCGATATCGCCTCCGTTTGCGGTGAAGATGCCTGTGGGCTGACCACTACCGGTGCCGATACAGAAAGCCTGTTCCTCTTTCGCCGCAAAAGCACGGGCAAAGTTGTCGATGAGGTAGGCTTCAAGGTCAAACATGGAATCCTGAAGCAATTCCTCTGAAACCAGCGCTGCAGCACGAAGTGTGAAAGCATCGAGGGAGAGCTGATTGAAGGTGGGAGTGGTGGGTGTAAAAACACCAGACTCTGCTACCCAGTCGGCAGAAATATCTGTCAGTGCGACATTAATCCTGTGTGGTGCGGCAGTGGTAATAACCTTTGCCAGAGAACGGATTACATTTTCTTTCTTTAGCTGTTTAACAATAGTTTCGTCGAATTCCACGGGTACAAGATAACCGCCGGTGGAAGGAGTTCCTTCCTCCATGACATTGTGAACAGGGTGCTTGCCGCGCACGAGGTTCAGGAAGTCTTCGCGGTATTCGGCAGTCGCTCTGGGAGTGACGGGCTTGCCGTTCTGTGCGTTCGGTTTCGCTGTGAGGGGCGAACTGGTCGGTTGCACCATTGCAGCATCTCTTGCCACGCGGTCTTCCTCGATAGCAATTTGGTGGGCCATCGCATCCACATCCGCGAGCATCTTGTCATAGATTGCGTTGTCTTCGGCAGAAAGCACGCCGTCCTTCGCACGAGTGTCGAGAAATGCCTTTGCAGCATCCCATGCCTTTGCGCGTTTTTCACGCATTTCGAGTACCTTTTTCATAATCAAATTCCTCCGTTAAATGTATTTACGGGCCTGCAGTTTCTGCATAGCCGCTTCGATGGAAACGCCAGTCGGCGCATCCTGCTTCTTTTGCTCCGATTTCGGAGCGGGTTTAGCTATGAGCTTGTTCATGAGCGAGTTGGTAACCGCTCTGCGGCTGAACGCAAAGACCATATCTTCGGTATGAACGCGCTTTGCGTCTTTCAAGATGCCGTCGGCAAAGCCCAGCTCGATGGCCTTGTTCGCATTCATCCAGGTTTCACCATCCATGAGATGCGAAATTTTCGCTCGCGACTGCCCTGTCTTGATTTCGTAGGCGTTGATGATGCTTTCCTTGACCTCGTCCAGCATGGCAATGGCCTTCTGCATTTCTTCGGTATCGCCGATTGCGATTGACATAGGATTATGAATCATAAGCAGCGCTGTCGGAGCCATGAGCACCTCGGTTCCAGCCATAGCAATTACTGAAGCTGCGCTTGCTGCCAAGCCATCAATTTTCACGGTGACATTGCCTGTGTAGTCCATGAGCATGACGTAAATCTGAGAAGCCGCCACACAGTCACCACCGGGAGAATTTATCCACACGACGATGTCTCCGTTGCCGGAAAGCAGCTCATCTTTGAACATCCGAGGGGTTATTTCGTCGTCCCACCAGCTTTCGTCCGCAATGGTTCCGTCAAGATAAAGGGTCCTGACGTCTGATTCCTCGTCTTTGTCCCAGTTCCAGAAGTGCTTATTGCTTGCTCTGCCGAGGGAATTGTTTGGGCTTGCTGCCCGTATTGCTTTGTCCATCTGAGGTTTCCTCCGTTTCTGTTGAAGTTGTATTTGCGAACACACCTGCGTCTTGCAATTTTGTCATTGCTCCGTTGATAAGGTAAAGGTCGCCACCGAGTTCCGTCGATATCCGGTCGAGATTTTCAAGCTGCCTGATATCGTTGGCAGACATCCAGCCATTCTGCCGCGCTGTTGCGTAGCCTGTCATACGGCTGGCGTAATCTCCACGAAGCAATCCATCCACATTGAATTTTGTAAACACTTCACGCTTTTCGCTTTCGAGCAGAAGCGACTTGTTCATCGCCTGTTCCCAGCGGATAACCCACGGATCAAGCGTGTATTTTACAAACTCAAGCGACTGTTGCTCAATATTTGAAAAGCTCGACTTCTCGAGATCCGCCAACATATGGGGTGGAACCCTGAAAATTCGAGCTATCTCATTGATCTGAAATTTTCTTGTCTCAAGGAACTGCGCCTGTTCAGGTGAAATGGCTATCGGTGTATACTTGAGACCTTCCTCAAGCACAGCAATTTTATTGCTGTTGGTGCTGCCACCAAAGGTGGACTGCCAGCTTTGCCTTATCCGCTCCGGGTCCTTTATGGTGCCGGGATGCTCCAACACGCCGCTTGGTGCAGCACCGTTTGCAAAAAATTTAGCTCCGTATTCCTCGGCTGCGATGGCCAGTCCCACAGCGTTTTTTGCCATTGCAATTGGTGAGTAGCCGACCAGCCCGTCAAAGCCCAGACCGAGAACATGCAGCACATCGCTTGGCGCAAGAATAACATCGCTCGGCTTGTTCCTGCCAACCTCCGGAGCATCGTCGCTGCTTTTTCTGTAGCGATAATACAGCCGCCCCTGCGAATCGCGGTCAACAGTCATGCGGTCGGGCATGAGAGGGTACAGCGCCACGACATCGCCGCGTGCGTTTCGGATAATTTGCGCGTAGGCGTTGCCCGTCAACAGTAGATGGTTCATCATAGTCTCACGGAAAACAAACGAAGTCATTTCCGGGTTTGGTTCATCATGAAGCACACGCCAGAGCGGGTGGTCAAGATATTTGTCTTTGCTACCGTCGTCGCCGTATTTATACACAAACAGCGGCAGACCCGCGATTGCTTCTGATAATATACGGACGCAGGAGTATACCGCTGTCATCTGCATGGCTGTTCTTTCATTTACAACCTTTCCAGCTGTAGAGCCTCCCCATAGAAAGCTGGTGCCGACGCCTAAGTTCTTAGGCTTATCACGGGCTTTGAATATTCCCTGAAATATATTCATAGGCATTTACCTCCAATCAAAAAACGAGCAGTCCGCGTGTGTCATACACGCTTTCGCTCGTAACATTTCCGCATCGTATCGCTCGGTCAAGTGCCATAATAGTGGCGATTGCACCGTCGATTTTCTCGGTGGATTTCTCTTTATCCGCTTTGACGTTGCCTGCCGGATCGGTGCGAATAAAAATGTTGTCCATCATCCAGCGCAGAATCGGGTGACCGCCGTGGGCAAGCTTCTGTTCTAAGGTTAGCTTCATCAGTTCTTTGGTCGGCGGACTCATATCCTTGAAGCCCTGACCGAAAGGAACGACTGTGAAACCCATACCCTCAAGGTTTTGTACCATCTGCACAGCGCCCCAGCGGTCAAAGGCGATCTCACGGATGTTGAAGCGCTCGCCAAGCTCTGCGATGAATTGCTCAATGTAACCATAATGAACGACGTTACCTTCTGTCGTCCGCAGAAAGCCCTGCCGCTCCCACAGGTCATAATTAACATGGTCGCGTTTGACACGCAAATCGATGTTATCCTCCGGGATCCAGAAAAACGGTAGGATGCAATACTTGTCGTCCTCGTCACCGGGCGGGAACACCAGCACAAAAGCCGTGATGTCTGTGCTACTTGATAGATCAAGCCCGCCGTAACAGACGCGCCCTTCGAGAGACTTTTCATCCACGGCAAACGCGCATTTATCCCATTTATCCATCGGCATCCAGCGTATGGCCTGCTTGACCCACTGGTTCAAACGGAGCTGCCTGAAACTGTTCTCCTCGGCGGGATTCTGCCTTGCTGATTCAAAAGCTGCTTTGACCTTGTCCATGCCGACTGTGATGCCGAGAGAGGGGTTTGCCTTCTTCCACACCTTTGGGTCAGTCCAATCGTCCTCCTGCGCTGCGCCATAGATGATAGGATAAAATGTCGGGTCGTGTTTTCGCCCGTCAAGAATGTCGAGCGCCTTCTGATGCACCTCCCAGCAGATGCTGTTCTGGTTATCTCCGGCGGTCGTGATAAGAAAATACAACGGCTGCATTCTCGCATCGCCGCTACCTTTGGTCATAACGTCGTAGAGCTTGCGATTCGGCTGCGTATGCAGCTCGTCGAACACCACGCCGTGGGTATTGAAGCCGTGCTTGTTGCCGACATCAGCGGAGAGCACCTGATAGATGCTTCCGGTCGGCTGGAAAATAAGCCGCTTGGTAGCGTCGAGGATTTTAACGCGCTTCGATAAAGCTGGACACATTCGCACCATATCTGCCGCCACATTGAAAACAATAGATGCCTGATTTCGGTCGGCAGCACAGCCGTAGACCTCGGCGCGTTCCTCACCGTCGCCACAGGTCAGAAGCAGGGCGATAGCAGCCGCGAGTTCACTTTTGCCCATTTTCTTAGGTATCTCAACGTAGGCAGTATTGAACTGCCGGTAACCATTGGGTTTCAGTGTTCCAAAGATGTCACGGATAATTTGTTCCTGCCAGTCAATAAGCTCGAATGGCTTTCCGGCCCATGTGCCTTTGGTGTGACAGAGCGATTCAATGAACGCCACAGCGTAGTCGGCGGCTTCTTTGT